CTATCTGGTTTAACGAAGATACCTATCAAACTATTCAACAGTCTAATACACGTACAGAAGTAATAGATTTATCTGAACCTGCTGACAGATCGCCTTGGAAAATTATGGTTTGTACACCTGTGCACAGTGAGTGTTCTATTCATTACACACAAGCATTATTAAAATTTCAACAAGAATGTTTCTTAAGAAAGATATTAGTTAGTTTTACTTTGATGAAATCTTCTTTGGTTACACAAGGTAGAAATTTATGTGTAGCTGAAATGTTAAATCATGAAGATGGATATACACATTTATTATTCATAGACTCTGATATTGACTTTAATTTTGGTACTATTGAAACTATGTTAAAAGCTGACAAAGATGTTATTGCATGTCCTTATCCAATGAAGTCATTAGACTGGGATAAGATATTTCAAGAAAAAGATAAGGCTCAAAACAAAGATCAATTAAGAAGACCTGGGTATACGTTCCCTATCAAACTAGAGGATCAAAATGCCATACATTCTAATGGTGGTATTGTAGAGGCAACACATGCTCCAACCGGCTGTATGTTAATTAAAAGAACTGTATTAGAAGGTATGATTAAACACTACCCTGAATTACAGATATTTCAACCTACTAATATTAATGGTAAAGAAGTTAAAAAACCAAACTTTTATAACTTATT